AAATTTGATTTTGAATTTTTATTGTTCCTGTCATGTTAGAATGCCACTGACTTATTGGATCAGAATTTGTAAAGTTTGGAGGAGTATCTGTGTACCAATCACTCGGAGTTCCGTAGTTACTAGAGCCTCCTGTTAAAGGTAAGCCATAATCTTTTCCGTAATAAGTTCCTTGATATGTATTTGTACTTCCTTCATTAGAATTTCCAGTCATATACTGGGTTCTTCTATTATAAGAGGTACTATTATTATACATATATTGTGAAGTCCATTCCCATGCGGCTGTTCCTAACGGCATACGAGTATCTTTTGCTGTCATAGGTTGTATAAATACTGCTGTATTTGCTCCAGAAGTACCGCTTGGTGCATAAAAAGTTAAAAAATCTAAATCAAATCTAAAAGATTCAATATCTGATGTACTTGATGCTAAAGATGTAGGAACTATAAACTCAACATAATTTGTATTAGCTACATAATTATTAAAATCTACTGTTGAAATAAGAGTTTCGCCTTGAGGGTTTAATGCAACAGCTCCTCCTACTGATGCACCTTTAACTTTAAAACCACCTGCACCATCTGTTACAATAGCAGATTCAGCACTACCATCTACTAATGGTAATTTCCATTTAGTTGCACCACCTTCTTGTTGTATTGAATCAACAATAATACCTGAACCATTATTTACAAAGGTTGTACCTGCTGGTGATACTGTTGCTGTTACACCATCATTAATTGTTACTTGAGCATAAGCATTTACACCAGGAGCAAATAAAGTATCGGCAGATATTGCCGTAACATCTGTGAAATCTGTTGTCCTATCCATAACTGTAGTATTAGATATATTAACAGCATATAAATCAGCACTGTCGGTAACTGTTAATGTTTGACCTGATGCAACTGTATAATCTGAAGAAGTAAAGAAAGCCTTATTAAATTGAAGAGTACCTTTAAATTGACCTGAAAGAGCTTTGTTTGCTGTTAAAGTCTGAGTAAAGATAGCGTCTGTTTCTACAACATTGCTTGCAAGTCCTGTATCAGAAAAAGCAGCGTTTTCAGCAGGGTATGTGGAGAATATTTCTGGTGCAGCTCCAAAATTAACTACATTATTTGAGTTAGAAGAGCTTTTAATTACAGTACGACTTAATGTCCAATTAGGACTTCCTGAAGTTAATGTTCCTTCACCGACTTCAAATGTATTATTTACATTGTCAACAGCACAATAAAAAACTTGATCACCAGTAGTATGTACTGATGCAAATGTTCTAAAGCCACCTGTAGAGGCACTTGTTGCTAAAGTGAAAGTTCCTGTTCCAGTAGTTGTAGCATCTTGCTTGGTTCTGTCAAAAAATTTGAGAGCCATAGTCTAACTACCTTTTAAAATTTAAGCTATTCTGATTATAGCATTAGTTGCGTCAGGAGTAGGAAATTGAATTGTAAAATCTCCACTCGTTGAACTTTTATCAGAACCAAAGTCTAGTACAGCAACAGAACTATCTGCATTAGTGTCATTAAATATTAATGCACCTCTTGCAGTTATTGTTGAGCTACTCCATGTAGTGTTATTAAAGTCTACAAAAGCAGTTGTACCGCCTGTTGTTGGTGTAACATTAACTAAAAGATTTCCTTTAGCAGTATATCCTGTTCCACTAGCTTCATTAGATGTTGTGTATCCTGTTGTAGAAGCATCTAAACTAGCTGAACTTGTGTAAAGAGCTATGTTAAATGCATTACCACCTGCACCACTTGTTTTAAAATTATGACCACCCTCTAGAAGCTGTTGCTTAAATGAAGTAGTCATTGCTTGCGTTATCGCCATTATAGTCTCCTAATTATGTCTGAGCCACATTTGTGACCTTCTTTTTCTAAAGTATATATTAACGTAGTTCTGTCAGATTGAATAGCTTTTTTCATATTATCAAGAATAACATTATATATAATATTCTTAAACTCTTTTGCTTGTTGTTGCAACACAGGATCAACATTATTAGAATATTGAATTATTCTATGTGTTGCCTGTTCTGCCCAATACTCTACAGGATGACCTGAATTTTCTGTTGTGTCTACAATAACATTTCCTAATGACATTTCTGAATTAACTGTAACTACCATTAATTTCCTCCTCTATTCTACTGCTTGTCTAGGTTGTCCATACCTATAACTATCTTGCATGCTCTTACCTGCTGATTCGTTTCTTAATCTTAATATAGCTTCTTGATACTGTGCTTCATATTGTTGTTGCATATCAGGCTCACCTTTTAAAAAAAGATTTGCTTGAACCATACTTCCATACAAAAGACATTCTGGTGCGTTTGTTCCTAACCATGTTTGTCCATTAGCAACTTCTGTAATCGAAGGTGGATTATAAAAGTAATGTAGTTCAGTTGTATATCCGCTTGTAGGTGTAGGAGCTAACATAAATGTATCGTCATCAAACAATGCGTAATACTTAGGTTCTCCTTCAGTAGTAGCATTAGGATATGCCTCTCTTAAAAAAGCCACTTCTTTTAACAATAAAAAAGATTGTTTACTATTGCTTGTAACAGATAAAGAAAAAGGTGCTAAAAAATCAGAAGGTGTTGAAAGATATTGAGTACCTGATGACATTTGACCTTCTACATTTTTTCTAAAATTAGGTAACTGACAAGTTCTAAGTATTCTATCTTCTGCACTTGTTATAAAATTATTTATATTATTATTAAATGTAGTCTCATCTGTATTTGCATAATCTTTAATTGCTTGCGTTAATGTAGTGTAAGTATAAGACATTTTTTAACTCGTTTTTATTGTTACAGAACCAACTGATCCATTTATTATTAAATTTCCTGATCCTCCTGCGTTTCCATTTCCAACAGGGTTAAAAGAAAACATTCTTCTACTTTCTGCTAAATTAGAATCTGGCCTTGCAAAAGGTAATGCTTGTGCGTCTTGGAATGTATATCTTCCTTGAAAATTTTGTCCTTGGTCTTTATCCCAAACATCTTTACCAACTAAAAATCCAGTACGATTTCCTCCAACATACTCTTGCTTTAAATCTTTTAGCTTATATCTAAAACCAGTTCTATCGCAAAAACCAAAAGCATGATTACCTGTAGCGTACTTTACCATTTACTCACCGTAACTATAACTATAAGGAATAAATTGAATAGATGCTTTTACTCTATCTTCTTGAGCAGCTAAATCAAATTGTTCTAAATAATAATCTCTTAATAAAACAGCTCTTTCAGCAAGCTCTGGTCTTTTCATTGCTACTTGAAAAGCAAGTCCAGCTACAAGAGCTGGAAGAAAACGAAAAGGAACATCCGCATTAAGACTAGCTGTATCTCCTACATCATACACTCTTCTAAGATAATAGTAACAAAAAGTATAAGTTTCTGATGAATCAGGAACAGGCCAAAAATTAACTTGAGGAGCTTCTCTTTGTCTATTAATCCACACTTGGATTGGTCTGCCTTGCGTTAATTTACTAGGAATTGTTGAATATGTAGAATTACTAATTCTTGTAATTGGTATATCATTTTGTCTGCTAGAATCTCCAGCATTTGTTCTTATTGAATGCTCTATAAGATCGACAACATCAGCATCTAAAGTATATGTAGTTTGACCCGGAACTAAGGTTAATTCTTTTTTTTCTATAGTCCAGAGATTTATGCCTCTATTTTGCCATTCAATACATAATAAATCTAAAGACCTTCTTGCCGTTCTAAGGTCATATCCAGTTCTAAGTTCTAAACCAGCTCTTTCAAATGCTTCTTCGCAAATTTCTCCAATATCTAAATTAAAAGTTGATGTACCTGTTACTGCCATTTAAAACTCACAAAATTGTTACTCTTTCTTTTTATCAGAATATTTGTCTAAAAGAAACATAAGAAATTCTTTTCCATATTCTATATCAGAAAAACAATGTGTAAAGCTAGTACCTTCTGCAAATGGATCAATCACTTGCATAATAGCTTGACCATTTCTTTGCTCATCTAATCCAAGATTTCTTGCGTAATCATCAAAAAATTTATAACCACGAGCACGAGCTAACCAATGAATTTTTCCATCATATAACTCATGTTGTGCTAACGCCCAATTATGTTTATGTCCTGATATATATAAATCAGCATCACTTTGCCACTTAGCTTTCTTCATCTGAGCGTGAAGCGGATTCCATTGTGAGTGCCCAGGCATATCATGAGCCGTGTAAATTTTACACTGTCTTCCATTAGGAAACTCAAGACATATTCTTGCATCCCAAGGCTCATATATCGTATGATCTGATTTCATGTATGTAATAGGATCACCTGCTCCTGACCATAAATCGTGGTTACCTCCTACGAGCAAAAGAAAATCTCCTTCTTTTACAAGCCATTCCACGAGCTTCCAACTGGTCTCTGCGGAAGTGTCCTGATTGGCGTAGAGCCTACCCAGGCGGCCCACCCAATTATTTTGTAAATCACCCAAAGAACATCCTTTTATATTAGGATGAGAGTTTATTATAGCTAAATCTCTTCTAAGGGTAACCCAATCACACCCATTATCATCAATATGAGGATCACCTAACCAAACTAATCCTATAGGCTCATTTTTTTGAATCTTAACTTTATGCCACTTAGATTTTTCTTTTTTATTTTTAGCTCTAACAAATCTTTTTTCAAGATGATCTATGTATTCTTCTATATTGTCTTCTGCATCAGGATTAATGCTTTCAAATTTTGGAGAAAAAATATTTTCTGGATTTGGAACTTTATGTTTAAAATCTTTATTCCAAAACTCATCTTCAGTAATATCCCATCTTTCTCTAGCCATAGTGCAATGAGAACGAAAGGTAGTTAAAGCCATACCTAAATCAATAGCAGCTTGCTTTTGTGTTCCTGATGTAATGAATTGATCTAAAGCATTAATTAATACTTGGTCTTTAACAGCATGATTTCCCATACTTAGCCCTCCCTAAAATTAATATTTTTTTCTTATCCGTAATATTTTTTAAACGAAATAATAATAGTATAGGTGTCATTGCCTGCCGCACCAACTGTAGTAAAGAGAACATCACCATTAGTTCCTGCTGTTCCTGAGTCTCTTAGTGAAGTAAACTCTTTAAAACATATTTCATCAGACCAATCTTCTTTAAGTTCAATAGCTAATTCATTAGCATTTGCTTTAAAAAGAATTTTAACGCCCATACCTATATTAGAGTACCATATCTTTTCAATGCCAACTCTAGTGCATGCTTGACCTAATTGATTAGCTTCTAAAGTTAAACCTGTTCCACCACCATTTAAATCTATTTTGACTGCGTTAGTTTCACCAGTAGCATCAGGATTAGTAAAAACGCATACTGCTCTACTACTGCCATCTTGAATTTTTCTTAATGTTGCAGCCATTTACTTCTCCTTTTTAACAGATTTTACAGCTTGAACAAAACCAGTTCTAGCATATTTATCTGCTGTTTTTTTAGGTTTAGCTTTAGCTTTAGCTTCTTTTTCGTCTGCCATTTATACCTCTTTAATTATTAAGAAAGGTTATTGTTTTGAACATAAAGAACAGTAACTGTAGCAACACCTGTTGTTCCGTCACCATTAGCACCTGTAAAGTCAGCAAGAACTTCTAAATCAGTTGTTCCTACATTAGTAGCTTCTGTGTCTAAAGTTCCGTGTGTTGTTGCTACTGCTTTAGTATTTACACCATCTAAAAAAGCATCTGCGTCTGCTGAAGTTCCTACGTCAATAGTAGCTGCTCCACCATCATTACCAGCAGTTGTTACATTTAAAATAACATCTACAATTTGTGAATTTGCAGGAACTACTGCAACTCTTTGATTAAGATGACTTGCACCTGTAATATCTACTAATTTTGATTGTGTCATTGTAACAAAACCTATATTAGTAACATCTTTTCCTATTACAGTTCCTGTTGTGTCGTTAATAGTGCCTGCTTTAATTGGCCCTGAAAATGTTGTTTTACCCATTTTAATCTCCTTGTCGTTGGGTTGTCTAACCGAAGTTAGTCAAGTGATTCGTTTATATAAATTAATAGTACACAAAAAAAAAGGAGGATGCAAGAGCATCCTCCTTAAAGTTTTTATGCTTTAAAAACCTATGAAGAACCTGGGCTTCCGTAGATTCCTAGAGGGTCTGATACGCCAAAGCTGTATCTTTCTCTAGCACGATAACGAACATTACCTGTATCGAAATCGCCATCCATACCAGTTTCTAATGGTGTTCTAACAAAATGCTTCATACCATTAGGTATATCAGTAAGTAAGATACAAAGCATTTGTATCAGTTAAATAGTGATTAACTGAGTAACCCTGCGGTACTACTCCTAAAGACTTAATAGCATTAATATCATTGTCAGCAGTATTTGGTCTTAGATCAGTAGCTAGTATTCTTTGAGCAACGAACATTAGATTAGATGGTACAATAAGTTTTCTTGCACGACCTGCAACTAATAATCCACGCTCATCAGTATAACCAGAAATGTCTATGATTGCAGCTTCTAATGAAGTTTCATTAAGGTCTGCTGCTGTAACTGGTCGATTACTATTGAATCCACCATCTACTAGAGGATGACCACCACCCCCTGCTACGCCATCACCAACAGCAGTAAATAAATTTACGCCATCACCTGACTGATAAGTATTAGTAAAACCATTATTCAGAGGAAATGCAGCTTTTACTTGTTTAGTATAAGCCATAGCTCTAGCTAATGCTTTCGTGTATCTACTAGAAAGACTATCGTAAAGATTGTCTTCCATAGCTTCTTCAGTAATTGCAAAACCTAAAGCAATAGTTTCATGGTTGTATCTAGCTGTAAAAGATTCTTGAGCAGAATCATAAGTCATTGCTGCTCCTTCATTTTTCACAGGTGCTTGACCGAAACCTGAAAGTTTCACTTCTTCTTCAAATGAACGATCAGAATTTTCAGTTTCATAAATTTCTTTATCTTCTGAATCGTATCCTTCATATTCCAAACCAAACAAAGCGTTTAGACCTGGAAGTAGCTCTTTGAGCATTTGGGCTCTTGAAATTGCCATATCTTATTCTCCTATACGCCTAAAGCCTTATCGTATGCATGCATTCCAGCGTTGAATTTCACAATGAGATCAGTAAATGCATCTCCTGGTGTGCTTTCTCCGCTTTCTACGAATCCAAGTATACGAATTGGTAAGGTGTTTGTTGTTGCAGCAGTAGATGCATCTAAAGCATTTTTACTTCTTCCGAGGTCTGTTGAACCAGCTGTTTGCACAACTGCTATATTACTGCCGATTTTGCCTTTTGCTACAGCACCATCTGCTTGCATTCTGAATTCAACATTTGGATCGTCTAGTACGATAGCGTTGATATCATCAGCTGCAATTGATGTGTTGTAAGATTGGGCAAAAGTAGTTTGTTTTGTATTAGGATCAGTATATGTACATCCTAAAAATACACCAACAGGTGTGAGTGTTGTAGTACCAGTGTCTTTTGCCACTGTTACAACGCCTCCTGCTAAAACAAGTTTGACAAAATCACCATAAAAGATGCTTGTGCCTTCTGCTGATTTAATTGGAATATATCTTGTTTTTCCACTAAATGAGCCACTTGCTGAAGTAGTACCTACTGGCTCTGCACCCATTGGGGTTGCTTTTGTAGCCATAATTTACTCCGTTTTATGTTTAATGTTTGCCGAATGTAGTCCTAGAAGACCTTTGCGGTTCAAGCATTGGCATTCTTGGATCACTTTCTTTCAAATAATTATTGTCTATGGAATCTACCTGTTGTTGAGCTAATCTGTCATAATAATCTCGTCTTGCTTCCACAATTTCAACTGGAGCTTTACATAGTAAAAGACCACCTATTTCAATATTACCTTGATCTGCCCATCTTGAATTTTGGTCACACAATATTTTAAGTTCAGGATGGTCTTCTGATTTGCAAGCATCCCAACCTTCCCTAAATCTATATGAAACATTAGGGTTGTCTGATTGTCCTACTGTAGCAGTTCTAATCCATCTAAATACCCAACCATCTTGAGGTTTAGGATCAGGAAGAACTGATGGTGGTTGCCACGCTTGAGTTCGCTGCGTGTCTGCTCTTTGATTACTTCCACTTGATTGTCGTGGAGTGCGGCTATCACCTGCAACTTCTGTGGCTTCAAGCACTTCTGCTTCTATTTGATCTTGTTTTTGGTTTTTATCGTTAATGTCTTGTTTTGTCATTATCTTTTTTCCTTTATAAGTTCAGACGCATATTGTTCAGGTGTAATACCAATTCTCCTAGCGAGAGAGACTTGGGTAGCAGTTAATTTGACCTTATTAGGTCTTGCTCCGTTATTTCTAGTCGCAGGAGCTACCACATTAGGTGGAGGAGTTGGCGACTTGCGAGACTCTACAGGCTCTGCTACTTCCTGATATGAATCTTCGGTTTCAAATTCCTGAGGAAAAATTTCCCTCATCCTTTGATCAACACGATCATAATACTCTTTTGATGTAGGATCAACATTTTCTTTAATAAGTTTTGAGTGAACTCCGTATGCGAAATTAGTCATTTCTTCGTCTACACCAAACCATTGATTATTTTCTTGCCAAGCAACTGCCTTTGCATCAGGTTGAGGTGCAACAGGTTGCTCTTGAACAGGTTGTTGCTGAACAGGATTATTTCTTAATTCAACTTGTTCCTGTTGTAAAACTTGATTAGCTAGTTGTTGAGGTAAGGTATCTGCTTGTTGTCCTGCAAAAGTTGCCTCTGTAAGAATTTGTTGAGCTTTAGCAATAGCATCAGCGTCACCATCTTCATAGGCTTTCTTGTAGTTTTGCGTAGCGGCTTGTTTCGCAAATTCTGCTTTTTGTTTTGCTTGTTTAACAAGTTCTTGTTGTCC